CAACGCGGTGCAATGAATGTGATGGGTCGAGTTCTTGGTGGAGATGAGCTTTATCAGACTCCAACCTACTCACTTCCTCGCCGAGCAATGGAACTCCTCGATCCAACCTCATTCCCCGGAATGGCGTAGGCCATGACAGTATCGACAAAATATCCAACGATGATCGACAAGATCATCTCAGCTCTCGGCTCGGCAAGTAGCCTCACAGGGGTTCGGGTATTTGACGGCGCTGAGGTTGATGAGTCTTATCCGGGAAATGCCATTGCTATCGGTCACGATGGGTCTCTTGGAGATTCTGAAATGCAGGTTGGCAATATCCGCAACACGCCACTTGATTTCACCGATGTTCACGAAGAGTCAGGAACCATCAACTGCTCATTGTGGGCATGGAATGGATCGACTAGCTTCAAGTCATCTCGCGTTGCCGCCTTCACGCTTCTTTCGGCGGTGGACACAGTTATTCGAACAGACCCAACCTTCAACGGAACTTGCTTCTATTCTTGGCTTGAGTCAAACACAGTTGCTTATCGTCAGACCACTTCCGGATCGGCAGTTGTTCTGAACTTCAGCATCGCCTATACCGCCCAATCATAAGGAGAAGCCAATGGCTTACACAATCACATCAGATCGCTTGGATTCACCAAAACAATTGGGCGATTCCATCACCAGCGAAGAATTGCTTGCAATGGGAGCAGATATTGAAGCTCTTATTGAAGGCGGCCACATCTCAGAAGATGGGGCAACAACAACACCAGCACCAACAACCCCGGCAGAAACCCCTGTCCCTGTAACCCCTGAAGGAGCCACCGAATGAGCAAGATTGTCCTAACCGATGCGAAGGTGACGATCAATTCCGTCATCTTGAGCGATCACATCAATAACATCACGATCGAAACCAAAGATGACATCATCGAGACAACTGCTTTCGGTGTAACTGGCGCTGCCAAGACTCGCGTTGCTGGCCTTGCCGACAACTCAGTCACTCTTGATTTCCATCAGGATTTTGCTTCAGCAAATGTCGAAGCGACAATCTATCCTCTTCTTGGTCAGACAACAACAATCGTTGTTCAGCCAACTTCGGCTTCGGTTTCAGCAACAAACCCAACCTATACATTCACCGCACTTGTCTCTGACTGGACTCCGCTCAAGGGTGGAATTGGACAGTTGGCAACCGCATCGGTAACATGGCCAATCACAGGGGCAATTACGAAAGCGAGCGCATAACTCATGGCAAAGATCGTACTTACAAACCCCTCAATCACAATTGGCGGCGTTGATCTCTCAGATCACATCTCAAACATCACACTTGAAACCAAGTATGACATCATTGAGACAACAACCTTCGGATCGACTTCAAAGACTCGCGTTGCTGGTCTAGCCGATAACAACATCACTCTTGACTTCATGCAGGATTTTGGCGCTTCATCAGTTGAAGCCACAATCTATCCGCTTCTTGGAACTGCAACATCAATCGTGATCAAGCCAGTCGCAGGAACAACAACAACAACGAATCCTCAATATACTGTTTCAGCAGTTGTTGCAGACTGGACTCCGCTCAAGGGTGGAATCGGTCAGCTCGCAACCGCATCAGTAACATGGCCTGTTTCAGGCGCAATCAGCAAGGCAACATCGTAATAACTAACTAAGGGGAAAATCATGGATGGACTTTCAGTCAAAATCGTAATGGCCGATGGAGTAGAACATATCTACTCCTTGCGACCTCGCGTTATTGTGGATTTCGAACAGAAATTCGGCAAGGGGCTTGCCAAGTTACTTGGTGAGGAACAGAAGCTCGAACATCTCTACTATCTTGGCTGGAAGGCTCTTCAGAGCAACGGCGTTGTTGTCAAGCCTTTCGGTGGCGATTTCCTTGACACCATCAAGTCCGTTGAATTGGTGACTGACCCTTCCTTAGAATCCACCGCAACTCTCTAACTTATACAGTTGCAGTTTTAGCGGTGGAGTTGGGAATTGCGCCAAATGAGTTGCTCGATGCCCCTGATGGGATACTTGAAGCAATGTGTGCCTATTTGGAACAGAGGAATAAACAGAGGGAGTGACGATGGCCAGTAATGATGTTCTTATCCTTACTGGCATGAAAGAAACCCTTGAAGCTTTGAAAGAATTTGATAAACAAGCGGTCAAGAAATTTGAAAAAGTCATCAATGATGAACTTCGTCATGCAAAAAAAGATGCTCAAGATTTGATCTATAAAGCGGTGGCTCAAGGAAATGATGTTCAAACATCTCCCTTGAGCCATTGGCAAACAGAGCGCAAGATCGGCGCTCGTACTGAAAAACAAAGCAAGACCAAGCCATTCCCAACTTGGGACACAGGTGAGGTCATCGCTGGAATCACGACCTCAAAGGCAACTGGCAAAGTTCGTGGAGATTACACGACAAGCGGTGGAGCATTGATCAACAAATCTCGCGCTGGAGCAATTTTTGAAATTGCCGGGCGAGCCAAAGGCGCAGGAAAAACACCAAGCGGAACTGCCTTCAAGAAGATTCTCACCGAGCGTTATGGAGCAGCAAGTCGAGTCGTGTGGAAGATCGTGGATCGCGATCGATTGAAAATTCAAGCAGCAGTTGTCATAGCTCTTGAAGAAGCCAAGGCAACTTTGCAAAAAGACCTTGAAAAAAAGAATTCTAACTGAGGAGAGATAAATGGCAAAAGGCGCAGTAATTGCTCGCATTCTCTCCGAATACGATGCCAAGGGAACTAAGCAAGCTCGCAAAGACCTTGGTGAATTAGAAAAGACTTTTGGAGAATTTGGCAAGAAGGCAAAAGAAGGCTTTGCTCTCGCCGCCGCCGCATCCGCTGGATTGGCCGTTGCTTTTGGAGTTGATGCAGTCAAGGCTGCAATGGGTGAGCAACAGGCGATGGCCGTTCTCAACAACACTCTGCACAATACTGTTGGCGCAAATGAAGCGGTTATGTCCTCAACTGAGGCTTACATCAAGCAAGCCGCTCTTCGCTATAACTTCACAACCGACCAGTTGATTCCTTCTCTTCAAACTTTGGTTGTTGCAACCAAGAATGTTTCACAGGCTGAAAGTCTTCAAAAACTTGCAATGGACATTTCCGTTGGTCGTGGAAAAGATTTGAACGCAGTTTCCTTGGCATTGGGCAAAGCCTATGACGGAAACTTCACCGCACTCAAGCGCCTTGGCGTTCCTCTTTCAGAATCGATCATCAAGAATAAAGATTTCAATGCCGCAGTCAAGGAATTGACCGCCAGCATGGGTGGCAATGCCGCCGCCGCTGCGGATACTTTCGCAGGTCGCGTTGGGCGTATTGGCATTGCCTTCGACATCGTAAAGAAGACAATCGGCAACGCCATCATCGTTGCTCTTCAACCATTCCTTGACAAGTTCATGCAATTCTTGCCACAGATCGAAAAATGGCTTGATCAGAATGCCAAAAAGATTGCTGCCTTCTTTGTTACAGGCATCAGTTATGGCGTTGCCTTCGCTCAGGTATTATTCGACATTTTCAGTTTCGTAGCTCGCAACATCAAGGTTTTTGCTGAATTAGGCGCAGTTCTTGTTGCAATATGGGCTGGAACAAAAATTGCTGGCGCAGTCAGCACTTTTATCAATGCCATCAATACAATCATCAAAGTTTTCAAAGCCCTCCGCGCCGCTGCATTAGGAACTGCACTTGCTGAAGGAATTGCTACCGATGGAGCATCCCTTGCAATTGGAGTTGCTGCTGCAACTGCTGCATTTGTGGGCATCAATGTCTTGATGAATAAATTTGACAAAGATGCTGCAAAAAATGCGGATAGCATGGGCGGCATCAAGTTCAATTTCAAAGGCTTGACCACTACTGCTGACGATTATCTCAAGGGTCTCACCAAGGTCAATTCAGCAACTTCTACAAATAGCAATTTGACTGCTCAACAAATCAAACTTCTTGCTCAACTCAAAGCAATGGGCGTTGTTCCAACAAGCGTGAACGATCCAATTGAATTGGAAGCCGCTCGCCTCAATTTGATCAAGCAAGGAAATGTGGAAGAACAAGCAAAAATTCAAGCACTTCTTGATGCAACTCAGGCACAAATTGATCTCAATACTGCGGCTCTTCGCTATAATGACATTTTGACTGTTCTTGCCGATAACCATGTTTCATCGGCTGAAATTGCCCTCCTTGCCGAAAAATGGGGAGTTTCTCAAAATCAAGTTGTTGCCTATATTGCTCAGGTAACTGGCGCAGCCGCATTCGATTCGAAAGACCTTGGCTCGCCAGCAGCAGTTGCCGCCGATGGTTGGACAAATGCTCTCGCGATGTTGAATAAGTATTACGATGGCCTCAAGAATCCACCAACCATCACCATCCCCGGCGTTACTCCTAGCACTAGCGGCAAGACAGGTACAGGTACAGGCGCTTCTAGTGGCGCTGGCACAGATTATTTAGGCAAGCCAATCACTACCGCAGCACAGGCCGCAGCCGATGCCGCCGTTGCCGCACAGGATGCTGCCGATGCTCTTGCTACCAATTTTCCTGATTTGAGCAACAATCCTCTTGGATTAGAACCATCAGAATTGTCTGCATTGGCTCGATCCAAGGCCGCCGCCGCTGCTGCGATGGCTCCTTACATTCCTGATGTTTCAAAGGGCGCAATGGGAATGCCAGTTCCGGGTGCGCCAATTACAACTTCCACCGCTAGTTTTGGCGCTTCAGGTCTTGTTACATCAGGAGGAATTGGCGCTGCTGGCTCAAGTGGAGGATCAAGCACAGGGGATACAACTATCATCATTCAGGGCAATGTTCAGACCAAGTCAGATGCAGTTGCTTCGATTCGTCAAGACCTTCTTCAAGGTCAACTTTCGGGCAAGCCTGTTTCCTTCTCGATTGCAGCTCTATAAATGGCGGTCGCTGGCGTTCCTCAATTTGGTGCGGTCATTGATTTCACCGATGGTGCAACCTTTATTTCCACCGCCTTCACTTTGGATAATTCCGTCAAAGGCAAATTAGATACCGCTCAACTTGCCAATGCTGATGATTCAGTTGACATCTCATCCATCGCTCTTCAAGCATCGATCCGCAGAGGTCGCAATCGTATCCTTGACAAATTTGAGGCTGGAACTGCCAGTATTGTTTTGCAAGATGACAATGGAAATTTCAATCCTTCAAATACCAGTTCTCCTTACTATGGCAAGATTTTGCCTCTTCGCAAGATCACCATTTTTGCCGATTACAACGGCACTCGTTACCCTCTTTTCAACGGCTTCATCATGCAATTCATCACCCACTTTGCAGTTGGTGTGAATGATCGATCAAGCGTGACCTTGATGTGCGTGGATGGGTTCAGAATGCTGACAAATCTTGTTGTTGGCACAGTTTCGGGAACCTCGGCTGGCGATTCGTCAGGAACAAGAATCACCAAGTTCCTCGATGTTGCACAATGGCCAACAAGTCAGCGATCCTTGGATGCTGGAACTTCAACTGTTCAAGTTGATCCGGGAACCGCTAACCGCAACATCTTGGATGCAATCCAGTTGGTTGCCGATAAAAGCGAATTCGGCGCTTTCTTTGTTGATCGCAAGGGAAATGCGGTGTTCATCTCTCGTCAAACCTTGGGTCAAAAGGCGGCCAATCCAGCAACTATCTACTCTGACGATGGCACTCAGATTTCCTATCAAGGCATTGAATTGACTCATGACGATGTTCTCATCGTCAACGATGTCTCGGTCAATCGCCTTGGAGGATCGGTTCAGCAAGTGACCGATTCGACCTCGATCACTACCTACTACCAGCACTCAGGCGTTCGGGCAGACATCCTTGTTCAGACCGATGCCGAAGCTCTCAGTCAGGCTCAAATGCTCCTTGCCTCTCGCAAGGATGCGGTTCTCCACATTTCATCCTTTGGCTTGAACCTCTTTGATCCGACCGCCTCAACTCGCATTGTGGCAGGGCTAACTTCGGAAATTTTTGATGTTATTCAGGTGACCAAGACCATGCCGGGATCGACCTCAATCACAAAAACCTTGTTCGTTCAAGGCGTTCAACACGATATGACAAAAATGAGTTTCGACACTAAGTTGCTGACTGCCGAACCAATCATTCAATCTTTCGTTCTCAACAGTTCAATCGCAGGAGTGGTGGGATCTTCTTCCTCACTTCTCAGTTACTAAGGAGCAAAAATGGCCGGTGGCTATAAGTTATGGTCAACAGGTGAGGTTGTTACGGCAACCAACCTGCAAAACTATATTCAAAATCAGACTGTGATGGTCTTTGCTTCGGCATCGGCAAGAACAACTGCCTTATCAGGTGTTTTGGCTGAGGGAATGATTTCCTATCGCACCGACTCCCATGTTCTTGAAATTTACAATGGAACCGCTTGGGTTGCTGCAACACCATTGACCACCAAGGGCGATCTTGCTACTTTCGACACCGCCGCTGCTCGCCTACCAGTTGGCTCAGATGGTCAGACACTTGTTGCCAACTCTTCAGCCTCAACTGGCTTGTCTTGGGCTAACCCACTCCAAGCGGGAAAGAACAAGATTATCAATGGCGATTTTGGCGTATGGCAGCGCGGAACTTCTATTACATTGACAAATGGTGTTGGTGTTTATGGAGCAGATAGATTTTCGGCTCAGGTCAATTTCAGCGCTGGTACTTCAACCATCACCCAGCAAGCCTTTACCCCGGGAACCGCACCAGTTTCAGGATATGAAAGCGCATATTTTCAACGATTGACTTGCGGTTCAACTGCATCATTCGCTGCAATGTTACAACGCATTGAAGATGTTAGAACCTTTGCTGGTCAAACAGTAACTTTCTCGTTTTGGGCTAAGTCATCATCTGCTACTACATTCACAATATATTGTGAGCAGAATTTTGGAAGTGGCGGCAGCGCAACTGTTGTTCCAACAGTCAATACTCCAACCGCCAATCTAACAACATCTTGGCAACGATTCACAACGACCATCACCCTCCCATCCTTGTCTGGAAAGACTTTAGGAACAGGCCATTTCTTGTTGATGGATATTTACTCAAGCACAACTCTCAATGGTATTTCTATTGATACTTGGGGCTGGCAAGTTGAGGCAGGATCAGTAGCAACTGCCTTCCAGACTGCAACTGGAACTGTTCAAGGCGAACTCGCGGCTTGCCAAAGGTATTACTACCGCAATACTGCTGGAGTTGCTTATGCGTTTCTATGTCCAACTGGTATGGCTACGGCTACAACAACTGTTGTTTTTATTGCACAATTTCCAGTTATTATGAGAGTTGCTCCAACTTCTCTTGATTTTGGAGGTTCACTTGCAGTAAACAATTTAGGATCAGGAGCTTACCTTGCAGGATCATCATTGTCGTTGGCTTTTACATCACCTTCGATGACTGGTATTTCTGCAAACGCAACTGGTCTAACCACCGGAACAGTTTACGACCTTCGCAGCAACAATGATGCTGCGGCTTACATCGGATTTAGTGCGGAGTTATAAGTGGAAAACATCACAGTAATCACAGATTCATTTGGCATTGAACAAGTCATCATCGATCGAGGCAATGGAGAGTTCACCTCAATGCCAAAATCGGTTTATGACACACTCGAATCAACCCCTGCCGAATAACAAACACCCTCAAACCTAGGAGATAACAATGGCAGTTTCATCTGCTCAATACGCAGTCACAACAACACCTGTCAAGATTGTCAGCGCCGACACTTCGGCTGAGATGGTCTATATCCATTCCGAAACTGCAATTGCTTATCTTGGGGGAGATAACTCAGTTTCATCAACTACTGGATACAAGCTCGATGTCAATGACAAAATTTCATTGGCAAATCACGAAGGTGAAATTTGGGCAGTTTCAGCAGTTGCTAGCACAATAAGCGTGTTGATTATCAGCAAATGAGTGTTGATACCGCAACCATTGTCTATTCCTACTTCTTCGTAACCGCAGCGATCATTGGCGGCTTGAGCCTGATTGCAAAACACGCCATCAAGACTCACACAGAGGGAATTGAAGACAAGCTCGCAAAGATTGAATATGCCCTTTACAACGATGGGCAGACTGGCTTGATCAATAAGGTTGAGGAACTTCTTCTCAATCAGCAAGCCATCAAGCTCGATGTTGAGATCATGAAGATCAAGGCTGAATCCAAGCCAAGGTCAAGGAGTTCTAAGTGACAGGTGAAAATGTCGTTGCCAAGGCAACCACTCAACTCGGCGTTGTCGAGAAAGGTGGCAAAGATGGCAAGTCCGGCAACATCGTTCCTTACTGGGACTGGTGGAAGGCTGCCACCGGAGAGAACGATCAAGGTCAATCTTGGTGCGCTTGCTTCGTCAGTTGGTGCTTCTCTGAGGTCTTTGCTTCCTCGCTGATCGCCGCCAAGAATCGTTTTGGCTTTATTTATTGCCCTGATGCTTACAACTATTTCAAGAAAAAGAATCAGCTCGTTCCAGCAAAATCTGCTCAAGCGGGAGACATCATTCTCTTCGATTGGACTGGCGCTGGCTCGGCAGATCATGTCGGCATTGTCATTGAGAATCACGCAGCCAATGGCTACCTCATCACCATCGAAGGCAATACATCAGCCGAAGGCATCGTGGGCGCAAGTCAACAAAATGGCGGTGGCGTGTACAAGCGCAAGCGCTTCATTGACAAGACCATCTTCGCAGTTGCTCGACCTGCTTATCCGACTCTCACTCCTACAAAGTAAGGAAACCCAATGAAAGTTACAAAGAACATCATCGTTCGCATCATCGGACTTGCCATGATGACATTCCTTCCGGGAATGGGCGTTGGCGCAGTCATCGCAAAGAATTGGCTCACAGGCGGCGCGATCGCATTCGGTACTGCCTGCGCGACAGTCGTTGTCTATATTGGCGTTGCCTTAGCATGGCAAGGCAAGGCAAGTGACTTTGACATCCAAGAGGCTTTCCGTACTGCGACCGCGAAGGCTGGCGAGACCAACGACAACATCCACGCAGCAATCGCAGATGTCTCAACGCCGCCAACAACTCCAACGGCGCAAGGATAACGATTGAACATTCAGGGCTTGACTCTCAACCCTGAAACAAAATTAGCGGCATCACTACTCGCCGAGACAACCTTCGAGCGCTATCGCAACAATCCGGGACATTATCGGAACACCGCGAGCAGCCATCT